TCAAACTAATGACTATGATGGTGTAAAGGGCGCAGAGCCTGCAGCACAGACCGGAGTTCATTCAATTGAAGAGGTTCTATGGGCTGCTATGTGTGGTGCAGATAAGTATATTGCCAACTCTAGCCTTATGAAATTTAGAAGAAATGTTGCACCAGTAAGTGGTTCAGAAAGTGATGTAATTACGCCTTCAGCAAATGAAAGCACAATAGTATTTACTGAGTCTAATAGGTCTGCTATGCATTCCTTTACAATTTTCTTCTTGATTGATACGGCAACAAGTAATCCTCTTGCTTATCGGTTACCAGAATGTGTTGTTAATGAAGTATCTATTGATTTTGATGTTGATGGTATTGCTACTCTTAACTGGACAGGTTTTGCTAAAGAAGTTCAAGACTGGTCTCAGAGATTATCAGTTTCTAGTCGACACGACGCCACTGTCGCGGCAGGAAACCTTAGTAGCGGAGCCGGTTCTCGAGTCGATGATACTGCTATTGATGAGGGAGACCTTGTTATTGATACTGGAAACTCTAGAGCAGTTTCTATTGTTAATGACGCAACAGGTACTCAGGCAGCCGTAACACAAGCAATTGATGAGGCTACCACAAGTACTGCTAACTTTATCCGTAATCGACTAACTTCTGTTGGTATCGAGACTGCGGATGCGGCAGATAAAGTAGTAGGTACTTTCCCTGGTTCTTATGCAACTATAGCTAGTTATACTACTAGTACTATAACTGCTACTGCTCATGGTTTTGCGGCAGGAGACCAAGTATATATTAGTGGAGCTACAGGTAATACAACTCTTAATGGTACTCATTATTATGTTGGTGCGGTTTCTACTAATACTTTTAAGTTATATGACACATATGCTAAAGGTGTAGCAGGCAGTAGTGACCAAGAGACCCTAAGTGCAACTAGTTATAGTGCGAACTCAGGAACAGTTGCAAATGGTAAATACTCTCTGACGTTAACAGGAGGAAGCTTCAATATTGGAAATAATATTAGCTATCTGGTTCCTGAAGAATTGGGAGCAATTAATAAGCCGCTTGATGCTGTTACAGGTACAAGAACAGCCGGTGGAGCAGCCACTTGCTATCTAACCCTAGAGGATTCGGATACGTCAAATGGTACTTCCCGACAGTTCTTCAACGATATGGTATCAACGGGAGCAATGGGTAAAGTTGTGAATAAATTCAAGGTAACAATGGATATTGGTGGTTCTACTGCTGCGGCATCCGGTACTACCGACCCAGCTGTTAAGATCCAATTCCCAACAGCTCACATTGAAGTCCCAACCCACTCTATAGAAGACGTAATTTCACTAGAAACGAATTTTACGGCACTTCCAACAGACTTTGGAACTGCTAACGAAATTACTAGTGTAATTTACTACCCGCCTTCTGCGTACTAATCTTAAAGGGGCTTCGGCCCCTTTTTCCCCTCACCCCCCCAAAAATAATTCTTGACATTTCTTGTGTTATTTAGTATAATTTAATTTTTAAATAAGGAATAATGTAATGCCCGAAGACAAAAAACCAGTAGTATCACTAGCGAGTCTTATGACTCCAAGTAAGACAGTATCAATTGAATTCCCTCGCTTTAAGGGAGTAACTATTGATCTTTGTTATCTAGCCCGAGAAGAATTAGTAAAACTTCGTAAAAGATGTATGAGTACGAAGTGGAATAAAAAAACTCATCAACCTATTGAAGAAATGGATGATGATAAATTTATTGTCGAGTACTGTAAAGCAGTAATTAAAGGATGGAAAGGTTTAAAATTTTCATACTTAGAAGAGCTTCTTTTGGTGGATATTAGTAACCTTAATCCAGACGATTGCTTGCCCTATACTCAAGACAATGCTGAGTTGTTAATGAAAAACGCAACTGATTTTGATACGTGGGTTACTGAAACAGTAGGTGACCTAGAAAATTTTACTGGAGACAAGTAGAGGAAATACTTTCCCTGCTTGAACGCTACGTACAAGAACAGGGCGTTATGGATGTTGAGAAATATCTACGCATCTGTGAGCAATTAGGACAAGCACCCGATCCCGCCAAAATGCCGCTAGAAGTCACCGCTTTTCCGGTGGAAGTTCAAGTGGCATTTTTTATGTTTGATTTATTGCCGGATCGGTGGGATGGAATGTCAGGAACGTACTTAGGTAAAGATTGGTCTCAATCAGCCCACTTGTTCGATTTGTATAAACCTGATGAGGAAAAGATCGTACTATATTTCATGAAAGTGTATGAGAGCAGGGTGATGAAGCATCGTATAGATGAACAAGAACGTAAACGTAAAGCAGCGGAGAGGAAATCTCAGCAAGCGGGTAAAAATTATACCCATAATGTGCAGGGATAATGGCTAAAAAGAATCAAGTATATATTGATGTAGTAATCGATGATAAAGGCACTACTAAGCGAGTCGCTGTTAATGCGAAGAAGCTGGGTATCGAACTCGATAAAGCAGCTGCGGGCGCTGATAAAGCTGCCAAGGGTACTGATGAGTTAGATAAGTCTTCACGTAATGCTAGTCGTAACATGCAAGGACTTAGTAAGAGAACTTCTAATAGCTCAAAAGAATTTTCAAAAATGTCTCAAGGCATGGGAGGTCTTGTAGGTGCTTACGCAACTCTTGCTGCTCAAGTCTTTGCTGTATCTGCTGCGTTCCAGTTCTTATCAGACGCAATGAATATTAAAAATCTTATTGCTGGTCAAGAGGCATTAGGAGCAGTTACCGGTACCACATATAAAACAATTACAAATTCTATAATTGAAGCTACTGACGCACAGTTAAAATATGCTGATGCTGCTAAAGCGGCAGCAATAGGTACTGCCGCAGGGTTATCAGCAGGACAACTAGAAGACTTAGGTAAGGCGGCTAAAAACGTATCCTTTGCGTTAGGTAGGGATTTAACTGATTCTTTTAATCGTCTTGTTCGAGGTGTTACAAAAGCAGAACCAGAACTCTTAGACGAACTAGGTATCATACTGAGGTTGGATCCTGCAGTTAAAAAATATAAGCAGGCTTTAAATATTACAGGCAGAGAGCTTACTGCTTTTGAGAAAACGCAAGCAGTAACAAATGAAGTATTAGATCAGGCAGAAAATAAGTTCGCAAAAATAGAAGCTTTAATGGATCCAAATGCTGCCGCTCTCGCTAAATTTCAAAAATCTTTTGACGAATTAATCAATAGTTTTAAGATCGGACTAGTATCCGGATTAACACCTGTTTTACAGTTTTTCTCTGAAAATACAAAAGCTTTAATTGCCACCCTTGCTTTATTCGCCGTTCCAATTCTTAAGGCTATTCTTCCCGCATTTGGTGAGTGGGGTAAGGCATTAGAAGAGAATTTAGAGAAGAATAAAAAATTCTATACAAAACAAAGACGTATGATGAAACTACATCTTAATGCGTCAAAAAAATATTGGCAGGATCAAGCGGCACTAGCTAAAGAACATTCAGATAAAGCTATGGGAGTAGCTGCAGCACGGGGATCAGATACAACAACTCCGGGTATGAGTGGATTGACTGGTTCTGGCCAGATGTCTTCAAAAGAGCGAACATATGGAGGAAAGATGATTGCTCACGCAGAGGCCCAACTTGAAGACAAGAGTCTAAAGAAGCGTACAGGGGCCTTAAGGAAACATAGTGCGGAACAAATTGCTATATTGAGAAAAAATTATGATACGCGTATAGCTATGGCTGAGAGTGCTAATGTTAAGATTAGACAGGCAGGCGCAGCGACAATAACTATGTTTAAGGCTGGATGGGCGGGAGTACCAGTATTTTTTGGAAAAGTAATGGGAACTCTGGTATCTATTGCCAGAGGGGCAGCAATAGCTATGAATGTAGCTTTTGGAGCCATTGCTTTCTTTGGATTAGTTACTCTAGGCATTTCTGGGGTTACAGCCTTGATAAATAAATTTGCTCCTCTATCCAGAGAGCAGGAGAAAAATAAAGAGGTAGTGGATGAATTAAGTGACCGTTACAAAACTCTTTCGGCGGAAATGATAAGAAATCACGAAGCTCGAAAGACAATGATAGCCGGGGCTGAGCGTCAAATGAATATAGGAAAAACTTTTCAAGGTGCAGACGTAGGTAAGATGCTAAAAGACGTCGACGAATTCCAAGCCGTAAATAGAGGCGATAGAGGTATTGATACAGCTAAGTATGATCAAACCAGAGAGGATTTAATGAAAAGCGCTACACAGCTAGCATTGGTTGATAGAAGATTCTTGAAATTAGCCCAGTCAATTAGAGACGGTAATAGATTAACAAAGGAGCAAAAATCCGAATTAAAACAAGCGGCAAATCAGTGGGTAGAGTATGGACAGAAAATAGCCGCGGTACCTGAGCAGATAAAGTTAGCTGATGAAGCTTTTTCAAATTTAATGAACGGTATGACAAAAACCACTCCTTTATCAAATTATATCAATTTACAAGATAAAGCAATAGAGGGGTTGCGTCATAGAGCAAAAGCCTCAGGTAACACAGCCACGGTCATACAGAGTGAAATTGATACTGCGAAAAATTTGAGAACCTCGTTGCACGCAGAGATAGACGCCATCAAAGATTTAGACGATGTAGAAAAAAGACGGCTCAAAAGACGATTAGAGTCAGACAGAGAAGGAAACAGAAAGCGCGGGGCAAGTACACTTAAAACGTACGGGATCGAAGACGTCACTAAAAAAGATGCCTGGAGAAGTAAGGAACAACTAGAGCAAATGAGAGCTCTCAAACAAGAGAGTCTTGATGCCCAAGTTGCGGATGGGATTGCTGCTAGCGAGCGGAGAACTACATTACAAGCCGCCAAAGCATTAGAAGTAAAGATGCTACAGACTAGGAAGGCGGCTTTAGACCTAGAAATAGAAGCAGCAGAAAAGAGAACCCTAGGACTTACTACAGTTGGACAGTTAGTAAATTTAGAAGGGGATCGATTAAAGAGCGCCCAAGCATTACTAACCGCACAAGAAAACTTCGCGACTGCCGAATTCGCACTGAAACACTCAAAAGCAGAAGAGAGGAGTATCGAGAAAAAAGCAGCCATCGAAAATCGAGATATTGCTAAAAAACAATTAGAATTAGCTAAGGCTAATGCTAAATTCGCTGAGACACAAGCGGATGAGAAAGAAAGAGAGCTAAAGGCGAGACAAGACATACTAAAAGAGATGAAGAAAGAGCGAGGGTTGAATAATCAGATAGCTGCTCTAAAACTCAAAGGAAGATTGATAGAAGGAACGTCTGATGGAAGTGCTGCAGCAGCAAGAAAAGGACGTGCAAATACAACTGAAATTCTACAACTGGAGGTAGAAGCAGCACGACAAAGAGCCATCATGGCAGCATCAGCATATAATGAGACATATCAGGCAGCTCTCAGAGAGTTACAAAGAGTAGAAATGGAGAAAACAGGAGGGACTCTTTCTGACGCTACGCAGGCCCGATTGAAAGACCAGGCCATGTTAGAAACCGAGCCTGATATGAAAAAGGTAGATTCTGCAAATAATGCTCTTTCTGCAGCGGCTATTGAGTTGGAAATACAGAAACAACTTAAACAAACAGCGCTTGACAAAGTTGCAACCGATACTAAGAATTTAGAGAATCTTGCGGCAGCCAACTATTTTGACCAAGCAGGCCTACAGTTCTTAGAGAAGAAAAGGGAATTAGAAGACGCAGGTTTTGAATTATCAAAAGAGGATTTGAAAAACCTAGAAAAAGAAACAAGAAAACAACATGAGTTAAATCAAATAATTGAAATGAAGCAAGGAATTGCTGATTCCATAACTGGTAATATGGAAAGTGCTTTCATGTCCATAGTAGATGGTTCTAAGAGCGCGAAACAAGCATTCGCTGATATGGCAAAAGCAATACTTGCTGATATTGCTAAAATGATAATTAAGTTATTAGTACAGAAAGCAATAATGGCAGCAATGGGAATGGCAGACGGAGGAGTAGCAAGTCCCGCAGGTCCTTCTGCCGCATATGGAGGAGTATTCGGACCTCGACAAGGGAGAAAGTTCACTTCTGGAGGTATTGCCAGAGGAGGAACTCAGGGATATCCTGCAACTCTTCATGGAACAGAAGCAGTAGTACCTTTACCTCACAATAGAAAAATCCCTGTAGAATTAATGGGAGGAGCTGGAGGTCAACAGAATAATGTAAGTGTAACTGTAAATATGGCTTCTGGAGGTAGTGGACAAGACAATTCTCAAACTACATCAGACTCTAACCAAGCCTCTCAATTAGGAGATATAATTGCGAAAGCCGTACAATCAGAACTACAGAATCAAAAAAGGTCAGGCGGTATTTTAAATCCGTATGGAGTAGCATAATGGCTTTAGGGTTTACAGTTACTAACATTACAGATAGAAAAATTCGTGCGGATAAGAATTTACGCAAATCTTCTGCTCCTAGAGTACGTAGCGCCAAGTTTGGGGATGGTTACGAACAAAGACGTGTAGATGGTATAAATAATATTAAAGAAACTTATAATGTTACTTTTAATAATAGAACTGTTTCCGAAGCTGATGATATTATCGCATTTTTTGATACTAAAGCTGGAGTAACATCCTTTGATTTTACCTTACCAGATACTAACTCTACTACTTCTGTAACAGGAAAAGTTGATTTAGGAGGGCAAAGTACTAGCTCTACAACGTCTTATACTTTGGATGCCGCTACAACAAATCTGGATATTTCTGTCGGTTCAACCGTTACAGGTAATGGAATTTCAGGAACTGTAACTGCCGAATCAATTTCGGGAACATCCCTTGTATTAAGTAGCGCACAAACTATTGCTGATAATACTGTTTTAACCTTCTCGAATCCTAACGAGAAAAAAATAAAAGTAGTGTGTCCGACATGGAATTTAGGATATAAAAGCGGAGATTATTACTCTGTAAATGCAACATTTGAACGAGTTTATGAGCCATGAGCAAAGAATTAGCAAAAGATCAATTACAACAAGAAGTTTCTAGTGGATATTTAGAATTTTATGAGCTAGAGATCGGTACTGGTAGTAATAATGTTTTATATTTTCATGACGGAAAAAATGAAAATGCAGCAGATATTACTTATGACGGAAATACTTATATCTCTTTACCTATTTTAATGACAGGTATTGAAGTCACTTCTAGTGGAGCAATGTCTCGTCCAACACTTACTATTGCCAATGTTGAATCTATGCTTAAGACTCAATCGAAATTTAAGACTCAAATGGAAGATGGTACATGGGATGCAACAGTCGATGGAAATACTATGACTGCTACTGACTTTAGTTTGGATAAATTAGTAGGCTCAAGATTAATTCGACGTAGAACTTTAGAAAAATATCTTACTAGTAGTCCAGTTGTAGAATTCGGAAAAGACACATATATTATTGATAGAATTCAATCCAAAAATAATCTTTGGGTTGTTTTAGAATTAGCTGCGCCTTTTGACTTAGCAGGGATAAGAATACCTAGTAGAGTAGTTATTGGAAAATACTGTCCATGGCAGTACACAGCAGCCTCAACAGAAAATACAACCCCGAGAGGTGCTTGTATTTGGAAGACCCACAGCCAATATTCTTATAATGATAGTGGGGCTACTAAAGTAGGTCATGTTTTTGTAACAGTAGATGATGAGCCCCTTATGAAAAAGTCAAGCATGGGGTCAACAGCATGGTCGTCTAGTAGTACATATGGTTTAGATGATTTCGTTGTATCAAATTATATTTACTATCGTTCTCGGATTGCTAATAATACAAATAATGCGGTAACTAATGGGGTACATTGGACTCTTTGTAGGCATTATACTATATGGAGTGATCATGATATGGATGAAGATACCTTTAGTATAAATGCTGATGACCCTAGAAAAAACGATTATGTTTTCCATAGTAATACGGTTTGGAGGTGTATAAAAGCACACGTTGCAAGTGCAAGCTTTACCCCTAGGCTAGGCTCAAAACATTGGGTGCGAGCTGATGTTTGTGGAAAATTATTAAAATCTTGTAAATTACGTTATCAAGCACAGAGAAAGGATTCAAATACCGGAGTAGGAACCAATCTTCTAGTATCTGATACAGTAAATACAGATTCGGAACTTCCTTTTGGAGGTTTTCCAGGGAGCAGGAAATTTAGATAGTGGAGTTTTTAGAAACGATACGTGAGCACTTTGAAAAAGAGTATCCAAGAGAAGGTTGCGGAATTATTTCAGTTGTAAAGGGCGAAAGAAAGTGGTTTCCTTGTGAAAATATAGCCGAAGAGGACAATCACTTTATAATTGATACTAAAGAGTATTTAAGGATTTCAAGAACTTCAGATATTTTAGCTATTGTTCACAGTCATCCTGACCAGAGTTCGGAGCCTAGTGAATTAGATATAAATAACTGTAATGCTCTAGGAAAACAATATTATATTTTTAGTTATCCAGAAATGGATTTAACAGTTGTAGAACCGGAAACTACTACTACTGATTTATATGGAAGAGAGTATGAGTTTGGTGTTACAGATTGCTTTGAAGCAACAAGAGATTATTTAGCTACAAAAAATATAGAAATTCCTCCTAGAGCTATGTTTGTGGATGATTACTGGGATAAGGATATTGATTATTTTAATGAAGAAACTATTGCTCAATGGAATCATAAACCAATTTCAAACTTAAATGAAATAAAAGAAAATGATGTTTTAATTTTTAGAATTTTTTCTAATCTTAATAACCATTGCGGAGTATATTTAGGAAATGACATATTTTATCACCATGCTCAAAATAGATTATCTTGTAGAGAAAGTTTATTTCCAAGGTGGCATAAATGGTTAGTAGGGGCTTATAGGCATGGAACGTAACGTTTATTTAGAAGGCGAAATAGGACAGAGATACGGTCACTCTATGACTGTCCATGCCGAAAGCGTAAAAGACGTGATACGCCTTCTGGACGCAAATAATCCAGATTTTAAAGACTTTATGGTTGATTGTAACAACAGAGGAGTAGGATTTGCTATCGATGTTGCTGGTAATGAATTAGAGTATGAGGCAGAACTTTTACTTCCATTAAAAACAGGAGATATAACTATAACTGCTGTACCTGAGGGAGCTGGAGGCGGTTTTAAGAAAATTCTTATAGCGGCAGCAATCATTGCTTTCGCTTGGTATGCTCCAATGATAGGCTCTGTTGCAGTTGCAACTGAAACTGGTGTTATGATGACATCAGGGTTAATTGCAGGAGGAGGAATGTTACAACTAAGCCTATATTTAGTAGGGATTAATTTAGCAATGGCGGGTATTAATGAGTTAATGGCTCCGGATCCTTCTACAGATAATGACCAAGAATCGTCCTATTTATTCAACGGATTAGAACAAAACGTAATAGAAGGAGACCCAGTACCTGTTTTATATGGAAGACTACAAGTACCTGGGCAGCCGGTTAATTTTGAAGTTACGAATGCAAGAAGTAATTATACTGAAGAAATAGTATGGGGTAGCTTATTTGGCGGTAAACCTCAGCTAGTACAGAGGCCGCTATAAATATGGAAAGAGTATTACGTTTAGAAGGAGAGATGGGGGAAAAGTTTGGACACTCTATTACAGTTCATGCTGATAGTGTAAAGGATGCTTTTAAACTTGTTGACATAAATAATACTGGATTTAAAGAATACTTAGCAAAATGTGTCGAAGATGGAATTGATTTTCATATTGATGTTGCGGGCAATGAATTAGAGTACGCCGATGAACTACTACTAAATATACAAGAGGGCGATATAACGGTAACACCAGTACCTCAAGGTGCAGGAGGAGGAATAGGAAAAATATTAGCAGCTATAGCAATAGTATTGGTTGTATTCTTCGTGCCGGTAGCAGGAGTGAATTTAGGAAGTGCGATGCTGAGTTTTATGGGAGGAGGGGCACTAACAGCGGCGGCAATGGCTGGTTTTGTATTAACTTTTGGAGCCATGAATCTGGCAATGACAGGTTTAACGGAAATGATGGCTCCTGACCCAGAAGGGGATAAAGACCAACAATCTAGTTATAATTTTAATGGATTAGAACAAAATGTAATAGAAGGAGACCCAGTACCTGTTTTATATGGAAGACTACAAGTACCTGGGCAGCCAGTTAATTTTGAAGTTACAAATGCTAAAACAACGTTTACGGAAGAAATAGTATGGGGTAGCTTATTTGGCGGTAAACCTCAAATAGTTTATAGGGAGCTAACATGAGCAGAGGATCAATAAAAGCAGTAGATCGACGACGAACTGCTGATGAAAACGTAATAATAGATCAGGTATCCGCAGGCGCTACCTATCAAACTATTTCTGTGACCGATATTATTTCTGAAGGAGAAATAGAGGGATTAGTCGAAGGCGGTCAAAGTATTTATGTTAATGGTGACCCCTTAATGGGGGAAGGAGAAAGTCGGAAGGAAGGAGCTCTAGATACAACTGTTAGTGGAACTGCCGGAAGCAAGACAGTTACTGTTAGTAAAGATATTGGTAGTGAAAATGTTGCATTAAATGAAGGCACACGCTTTCTAATTGTTAAAAATGCTATAGAAGCAACAGTTACCTTTTCTGAGGAAACCAACATTGATGAAGATGACGAGGGGGTAGCTAGAGGAATACAGTGGACTATTAAAGCTTCGGATGACAGTTCCATTTTTTATAATGTGTTTAATCATACTCCAAGAAATGGACAAAAAATATTTAATTTAGCACAAGTTGCCAACGGACAAGTCCTTGCTAGAGTCCAAATAGGAGAAGGATGGGTAGAAGGTTATTTACATAGTATTGCTACAGGTTCGGGTGCTAAACCCACAGCAAAATTTGTATATAATAATGGAAGAGGAAAAGACGGGTTACAATATAGTAACGAAGCAGCAACCGGAAATACTCATAAATTAGAAATAGATTTATACTTAGAGATAAGACAGATAAGTGGTACAACTATTACTACTATTAACGCAGGAAGCCCTATAAGTTTTAGTGGTAAAAACTACGCACTTAGTGCAAAAGTCGGCTCTTCGACTGCTGGCAAAACGGATCAAGCAACTTATCAATTTAGAAAAGGCACAGCAAACCAGCCCGCTATGCAGTTTCTTAATGGTGTGGGCTCCGCAAGTGTGCCATTAACATATCCCACAGGCCCATTAGAGAGAGGCACTTATGTAGCTGCACAAAGTACAAACACAGCAGCACACCAAAAAGTTATTACAACATCAAATTTATCAGGTGCACAAGCAAGAGAAGTTGATAGTGTTAAATTTATTATAACCTATCCCAATGGCTTTTATCAATACCATGAGGACAAAGGTGCGAATAGACAAAGTGGCGCCGCTTATCGTGTAGAGGTTGGAATACAAAGAGGGGCTGGAAATCCTTTTGAATGGGATTTACTACCTGGTAATTTTAGTGCAAGTGCTGTTCATAGTGCTTCTATTAATAACGCAGCAGGGGAAAGTGTAATAGCACATGGTACTCTATCAAAAATTTCTGTTAGTTATGAATATGAGATTGATTTAACCGGGTATTACCCTTTTTCAGACTTTTCTGTAAGAATTACTCGTTTAAGTAATCATGGAGCTAGTCCATATACTAATCCACACTGGTGGAATCCTTCGGATGAAAAAAGAATGAAAACATCCGCAGACCATTGGGCAGGCGTTATCGCATCTCAAATCACTTCCGCTACCGCTATTATAAGGGAGAAATTAAATTATCCTTATACAGCAATGGCTAGTGTACAATTTAGTTCTAAACAATTTCAATCAGTACCTAAAAGAGCTTATGATGCCAGAGGAATAAAAGTTTTAGTTCCTTCTAACTATGTAACTAGAGAAGAAAATACTTCTGAATCAACTTATCCAGGTCAAGTTGCGTTATATACAAGAAATGTATCAACAGGGGCGGTAGAAACCACTCCTCAAGCATGGAATGGTGCATTTAGATCAGAAAAAATTTATACTAATAATCCAGCATGGGTTTTCTATGATATAATGATTAATGATAGGTATGGTCTGGGAGAGTGGCTAGAGGCTGGTGATATTGATAAATATTCATTATATAAAATTGCGAAATATTGCGATGAATTAGTTATAGATGGTAAAGGAGGAAAAGAGCCAAGATTTACTGCTAATCTCTATTTACAGAAGGCCACCGATGCTTACAAAGTTCTAAAAGACATGGGAACTATTTTTAGAGGAATGATTTATTGGCTTGGTAGTGAGATAGTTCCTGTTATTGATGAGAAAAAGAGTCCTGTTTATAATTTTTCAAAAGCAAATGTAGTTGATGGTTCTTTTAACTATGAAGGCACTGGTAGTAAGACTAGAGCAAATCAGTTCATTATAAGTTGGAATAATCCAGATTCTGACTATAAGTTAGAGCCTATAATTGTTGAAGACAGACAGAATATTATAGATACTGGAAGAATTATAAAAGAGAACGCAACAGCTTTTGGATGTACGTCAGAAGGACAAGCAATACGATATGGAAGATGGAAACTATGGACGGGAGTTAATCAAACTGAAGTTGTAACTTTCAAAACAGGCTCAGGAGCATCGTTTCTAGCCCCCGGTGATATAGTAAATATTCAAGATGCTGATGACTTTGATATTCCTTTTAGCGGTAGAGTAAGCTCATATAATGGCTCAACCTCCCTAACGTTAGATAGAGATATAGATAAATACTTAATTTCTAGTGGATATACTTATAGTATTGCAGTAATTATTCCTAAAAAAGCGGTTATATTAACTCAAGATAGTGCAACTATTGGAGGCAACTCTTATTCTCGGGGTGAGATTGTTACACAAGCTCGTTTAACAAGTGGAGGCAGTCAAACTACTCTTATTGTATCAAGTGAGTCGGACACTCTTTTAAATGTTAATAATGCATTAGATGATTCCAATGAACATTTATCGTTATCTTTACAAACCTCTACAACTGTTCAAGATAGGGCATTAGCGGGCTCAATAACTGTTGACTCTATAGCTTATACTATTCCTGCTTCTGCTGTTGATGGCCGTACTACTGTTCAATTAGCCTCCGCGTTAACTGTAGATTCTGCTTCTGATTTACCAGAAGCTATGTTCGCTATTAAACAAACAGATGACAGTTTAGCTAAACTAACTCAAAGTTCTCCTAAAGAATACAAAATACTATCGATTGCTGAAGACGATGACCACAACTATGGTATAAGTGCTGTAGAGCATTATAATGAAAAGTTTGATGACATTGAAGTCGAATTTGAATTAGCAGTTGATGACCCAGTTTTTCCTCCTGAGCCAAATACAGAGCCTCCGGCACCTCTTTCAGTATTAATTCTTCGAACTCCTAAATTTAGTAAACCAGGAGAAGAAGTTACTATTCAATGGGAGGCTCCTGCATATGATTATATTAAAGGATTTGAAGTTACTCATAATTTTAATGAGAATAGAGACGATGAAACTTTTTTCGCCTCTTCTGGAGTTAATTCAAAAAAATTTACTGAGCTTGATGATGGTCAATATGAGGTACGAGTCAGAACAATTAGTACCTACAATAAGAGATCGAAACCTACTATCGCCCAATTAACATTAGAAGATATATTTGGAGGTGACAGAGTATGGGGAGGTATTAGAAGAGGGGGTGTATGTTCCACTACCCTGGAACTGGACTCTAACACTACGGGTAAAGTAATCTTTGCTAAAAAATCTTATGAAATTGGACCAAAACTGGACGACATTGACCCAGAAGATTTATTTACATATAAATCTAATAATCCCAATAATGCTAATTCCACATCAGTAATAATAACTGAATTAGGACAAACTGATTGGGCAGGAAATAGAATCGCTCAAACTGGAACCTTCCACAATAGGCCCTGGGCTTATCTGTTTTATGACTTCTCTGAAACATCTCACGCAACAAATGATCCAATTCGTATAGTAACAGCTAAAAATGACCTTAATTATCAGTATAATCTATTTTATTTTTATGATGCGGATAAGTATGCAACAGACCCTAATAGTATCTGGACAGCACTAACTGGAAATGTTACTATTGAAAATGGGTCTAACAAAGTCGTGGGAACAGGAACCAATTTTGAAAGTTTAAATCTTCAAAATATATTTAGACTAAATAGCTCCCAAGCTGGAAAAATAGCTTATATCGAAAGTGATACAATACTGTACTTAGATAGGAAAATTCTGGCATCATTTACAGATGTAACAGCTTACAGAGATGAATTAAATATTGATTATGAGCGCGATTTTGTAATGGGAGTTGTATTTCATACAGATGCAGGTTATAAGTTAAAATCTTTACTAGAGCATAGACCAAATCTCATTAATGAAAGCAGGGGTGTAATTGTTACTTGTAATGTTCCTCTTCTTAATTATCGAGCAGATGAATCATTAATTACAAGTTATAATGATATTGAATTAGAAATTACAGCAATTAATTTTTCAAATCCTGAAATAAAAGTTACAGGTGCTGGTTTTACACAAACTAACCAAAATGTGGAAACAACATTTACGGAAGCAAGCAGTCGAACTGTAACTGTTCATAATGATGATAGTGATATAAATTATTCTGGTGGGTCATTAGTATTTGATGTAGCAGTCAGAGAAGTTCAAGATAATGGTCTAGCTAAAACTGTTAGTTATAATATTTCTAAGAGTAAGGATTCTGGAACTTTTTCAGCAGGAGTTAATTCAACCGCTACTAATAGTGGCCATACGTTTATTATGGACTCAAATGGTGTTGTAGCGGAAAATGATTTTAGTACTATGTTCATAAACTATAAGAATGGTACTTTAATGGTTTATGATCCAAGCTCTCCTTATGATGCTAATTCGTATAAGCTTACCGCTACCGCAACAGGAGGTGTATCAAATAGTGATATAGAAATCACTACAGTAAGTTATTCGGGCACCTCTCAGGCCCAAATAGCGATAGATGGTGATTCTTCTATTCTTCAAGATGAGGCGGTTGATTCAGCATCAATCATAGTAACAATAACTGATAATAACAATAGTGATTCTGTACTGGCAAAACATGAAGTTAGACTAAGTAAAATAACAATGACAACGAGAGTTGGAGTTACTAAAACATATGTAAATTCCACATATGCTGCTGATTGGGCGGATGCTTCAAGTTCTGATAGTGGTCTAGTAACTACAACTACTGCTAGAGGAGTGGGTGCGCTTATTTTAGCAGATAGTACTATTCCTAAGGATGGTACTGCAGGAAGTAGGAGAATAGTTCCCAATGATAGAATTACTATTAAAAACGGTAATACAGTTGCTACTCGCGTATTTGTAGGGTCAGCTACCTCCAACTCTAACACTCTAAGTGCTAATTCATGGAGTACAGTTGTTGCCGCAGAATTTGATGGAAGTGTAATTGTAGACGGCACTCTATCTGCAGATAAAATTGAAGCACAGACAACTTTCTCAAATCAATTAACTATAGGAAGTATTATGAAGTTAGGCACTAGTTCTAGTGACGCTAACTCCAAATTTTACAGTCATGATAAAACTGATGGTATAAATGATACTTCTGCTGGTTTTTACATGGATGGATCTGGTGATTTTGTGGTTGGTAATAATACAAACTACATGAAATTTGATGCTAGTACTGGCAATTTCGCATTTGCAGGACAGTTTAGTGTTACTGGACCAGCTGGACCTACAGGTCCAACAGGCCCCTCAGGAGGTACAGGTCCAACAGGACCAACAGGTCCAGCAGGAGGAGCCGGAAATGATGGGTCTCCTGGACCCCCTGGACAAGCCGGACCAACAGGACCAACAGGCCCTGGAGGAGCTGCTGGAAATGCGTACATATTTATTGAAGGCGCCGGTTTTGACAATGCTAATGATACAACAGAAGCAGCCGCTATAGCCACGGCTTTAGGTAGAAACCCTATCGCGAATGATATTTGTACATTAAAAGATACGAGCGCCACAGTGCCAGCGGGTGTCTCGGCATGGAAATATAGTGGAACTTATGGAAGTGGAGGAGCCTGGGCAGCAGTAACCGCCTTAATTGATGGAGATATGGTAGTTACAGGTTCTATAGGTGCGAGTCAAATTATGGCGAATGCAATAACCAGTGAAGAGTTAGCTATTGCTAATGACAGCTCTGGAGGAAATGGAATATTTTTAAATGGTACCACCAATACTATGGAAATATGGGATAGTAGTAATCTTAGGGTAAAAATAGGAAAATTGTAGTGAGACAAGTTGAACGAACCCCGCTCGGAGTATGGGCGGGGGAGCTATCATCAGAGGTATGTGATAGAATAATAGAAGAAGGAAAGGTACTAGCACAACAAATAGCAACTATAAATAAAGATAACAATATTGACTCTAAATTTAGAGATGGAAAAGTAGCTTGGTTTAATAAAGGTTCCTGGGTAGATAGATTATTATCTTATTACGCAAATGAAACCAACAATAAGGAATGGGGGTTTAATCTTAATAACAGAGAACAGCCTCAATTCACTACTTATAATGAGAATGATTTCTATACTTGGCATAGAGATAGTGATATTGAGTCTGATATACAACGTAAACTATCGGTAACTGTTCAGTTATCCGATATTAATACTTATTCAGGAGGTGATTTTAAATTAAAAACATGTTGGGGGAATAAAGACGTAGACTTAAGTACAGTAAAGAAACGAGGAAGTATTTTTATTTTTCCTTCTTTTTTACTACATGAGGTTACTCCAGTAAGTCAAGGTACAAGGTATTCTCTAGTACAATGGTATAGCGGTCCTCCCTTCACATAATACCACCTTAAAAATAAAACTTGACTATTTATGTCCTTTGAGATATAATTTCAGCATGGAGAAATATACATGAGCGCAGGAACATATAACCTAGTAATTGACCAAGGCTCCGACTTTGCGGTAGACTTGGTTATTAAGCAGTCAGGTTCGGCTATGAATTTAACTAATTACACAGGTCGGGCACAGCTGCGAACCTCTGTTACAGCTAGTTCTGCTTCGGCTACTTTTACGGTTACTAAAACCAATGCTACCGGTGGTGCATTAAAACTAGAACTACCGGCAGCAACTTCAAAACTCTTAGCGGCAGGACAATATGTATATGACTTAGAAATTTATACCGCAAATGATGGTGTTGTTAAACGAATTTTGCAAGGAGATGTAACTCTTACTCCAGAAATAACTAGATGAGCCATACTACACTAGAAATAACAGAAAGTGTCACGGATGTTACCGTAACGGGCGATACTATTAGTGTAGATATAACTGATGATGTTACTACCGTCCAAGCATACTCTTTAGCAATTCCTATTTCTGTCCCAGGCACTTTAAATGCTGAGAATATTATAACAACTCCTTACAATACTATTACAGCTACAGATTTAGATACAGCATTAAAGCAACTAGCAGATCAAAACTTTCGCGGTACAACCGCTCCTACCGGTTCAACAGTTTCGGAAGGAGATACTTGGTACGATACCGATGATGAACAATTTAAAGTCTATAGAGAAACAAGTACAGGCACATTTCAGTGGGTTCCCATAATAGTGGGTGCAGCTGCAGGCGATTCTGATACAATAGACGCAGGATCCTATTAGGGATAATTCGGAGTTTTATAAATGGCTCAAACAATTCAAATTA